TATAACTGTTGAAATGGTGGGCATGTCCCACGACACCCGTAGACAGCTGTCTGAAACTACGCTGTATTACAGCAATAGCGTTTCGGCATCAAGTAAGTCTAATTACATTAATTATTACCCATCAGAACTGACCGCATCTGAAATGTCTTCTATGGTTAATAACTCTACTATTTTATCTGTACACTCGTTTATACCAGTTAACCTGGTATATCAAATAACTACTCACACCAGAAGTGCTCTACACGACAGACAACTTTCAAGTAAAATACTCCGCAGAGTAGTGCCCTTTAGGCAGGGCTTTATAGAAATACCTGAAGATGGTACTATTAGAAGGTTTGATTTACTGTCGTGGTCTACGTCTGACTTATTGGACAGAGAATCTGGTTATAGAAAACGCATATTTAGAAAGATGTTTACAATACAAATGAACGCTGAGATAGCTGCAACAGACCTAACACCTGTCAAGAAGGTAGCATCTGTAGTTGGTAATATATATGATAACGATACGGCAATTCACACCCTAACACCCCAAATTTCAGAGGAGTTTTAAATGCCTGAATATAAGAATCCAGGAGTATACGTATCCGAATCGGCATTCTTGCCGAAGGTGCGTAGAGGAGTAACCTCAAGATCAGCGGCTGCCTTCTTTGGTGAAGCACCTCGAGGACCCTCAGCCGCAACCCTAGTGCAGTCATGGTCTGAGTACAAGACACTATATGGTGATCTTTCACAGACCTCTGATCTTGGATTTGCTGTTTACCATTACTTTGCAAACGGTGGTAGAGACGCATGGATCACCAGAGTTATTGGTAGCACTGCTGTAACCGCAACAGCCACAGTTGCCTACTATCCCAATGGTTCTGGTCAAGCATCAGCCTCGTTGTTTACTGCTTCTGCAAAGAGCAAGGGTTCTTGGGGTAACAACCTTACCCTTGAATTCTCAAACGGAAATACCGCAGCCTCGTCAACGGTTATGCCTACATTTAACTTGGTAGTTAAGTTGAGTGGTATAGAAGTAGAGAGATGGAATGATCTGTCTCCAGACATCGCTAGTAGTCGGTACTTTGTTACTATCCTTAATAACTACTCAAGCTACATCACAAACGTTGCCGCTGGTTCAGGAATTGTAGCCAACGCTTACTGGATATATAACTCAGTAGCAACCACGTTTGCAAGTGGTTCAAACGGAAGCGCAGTGCAGGATACCGACTACGTGACGGCCCTTGGCCAGCTTGATTCAGTAGAGGGTGTGTTACTACTTAACGCCGTTAATAAAACTTCAGCAACTGTTATTAACCAGTTCCTTGCAAAGGCAGAATCCCGAGGAAACTCCTTTGTGATTATCGACCCAGACATGACCGCTGTTGATGTGTCTACCATTGGTGGTTCAGTAGTAGGAAGCTACACTAGTTCAAACTACGGAGCTGTGTACTACCCACATCTAACCATGGTTGACCCCTCTAAGACTGGACCGGGAGCAGTTAGGGCAACTGCACCAGGTGGTGCAATCGCTGGAGTGTATGTTCGCACCGAGATTGAGCGCAACGTAGCTAAGAGCCCAGCTGGGTACAACGTTACTGTTCGTAACTCACTGGGCCTTGGTACTTCATTTACCGAAGCTCAAACAGGTACGCTTTACTCAACCTACAACGTTAACGTATTGAAGACTGTTCCTGGTGGTGGAATCATTATCAATGGAGCTCGCACTCTAGACAAGGCAGCTCCTGGTAAGTTCATCTCTGCACGTAGAACTTTAAACTACTTGAAACAAGTTCTTAAAGAAGGTACTGAGTCTGCTGTGTTTGAGCCAAACGACTCTCGACTTTGGGACCAGATTACTGGGTCTGTCTCTGCACTACTTGGGGAGTTCTGGCGCCAAGGTGGTCTTAAGGGCAAGAATGCTTCAGAGGCTTACTACGTAATTTGTGATGCGTCAAACAACACGTCTGTAACCGTTGATAATGGTGAAGTACATATCGAGGTTGGTGTTGCCCTGCAATATCCAGCCGAATTTGTGGTAATAAACCTGTCCCAATGGACCGGTGGTTCAAACGCAACAGAGACACTCTGATAAGGAGAGATGATTAAATGGCACGTTCAGCGAGCACAGATCCGGTAAGGAACTTTAAGTTCCAAGTACAAATTCAACCAACTAGTAACACACGACTCGCTACTGTCCTTAACGGCATTGGAGATCTTGGGTTTGCTGCTATGACTGGTGTTTCAGTCCAGCACCAAATGGTTGGTTACCGTGAGGGTGGCATGAACACCCACACACATAAGCTAGTCGGCCAATCCGACTTTGGACCAGTAACATTCAGTCGTGGTGTAATTGCTGAGCAAAGCCACCTCTGGAAGTGGTCTGAGTTTATTCACTCTTGGAACCAGGCCGCTGGTAACTCGGGTTCAAACTCAACAGTTGCCAACGGAAATGACTATCGGTGCCACATTTTGGTGCGGGTTTTTGACCACCCACACTCAGTAGGAACCTACCAGGAATCTGGGGTTGTTAGTTCAGCAGCAACCAACCTTGGTAAGCCTCGTCTTGGAATTAAACTGTTCAACTGCTGGCCAGGAGCCTACACACTGAGTGACCTCTCAGCTGGTGACTCTGGGATTGTTGTACAACAATTGACTGTTCACCACGAGGGGTTTAAACTTGCATGGACAGAGACTGATATTACTGCTCTAGCAAGCGTTAACTGATTTAACTAAATAAGGAGAACAAATTGGAAAAATCAATAGAAGTTGAGTCGTTAGACCACGCATTTAAAGACCCCGCTCCATCAATAGCTACACCAGAGACAGTTATTGTTGAACTTCATAGGGGCTTGATAAATCCAAATACCGGTCAATGGCAAACAACGGCAGAGGTGCGAGAGCTAACTGGCAAGGATGAGGAGTTTTTAGCTTCTCTTGAAAGCAACAAAACTATAACGTACGCAATGTACGTCAACCAGTTGGTCAGCAGAGCTACTGTGAGAATTGGAGACACCCTGATCCAAGGCCACAAGGCGTTGATTGAAGAATTAATTACCGGTGACAGAGACACCCTTTTGTTGGGTATTATCAAAGCTACTTATGGTCCTGAGCGCACGTTTAACTACCCGTGTAACGCTTGTAAAACACCAAACTTGATAACTATTGAACTTGACAAAGACTTCCCAATTCAAGAATATGAGGGAAATTTGAGAGAGCCATTTGAGGTAACATTCAAAAATGGCAACAAGGTAAAGTTTAAGTACCCAGTTGGTTCCGACAACATTGCTATGGGCAAAGCTGAAACAACAGCTCAACAGAGTACAATTTTAATTTCTCGTTGTGTTGTTTGGCCGGATCACAGAGATTCTCTGTACAACGAAGAGTGGGCTAAGAACCTATCTATGAACGATAGAAACCTAGTACTAAGAGCCCTACTTTCACCAAAAGTAGGGCCCAAGCTTGGGGAGGTGAATACCCAGTGCGTACATTGTGGCGCTGATATAAACATCAATATCGACTGGGTATCCCTTTTACTCGCCTAATCTAAAAAGTATATACTGGGAATACGAAGGCGTAGCCTCTGTCTACAAAGGGTTTAGTTTAAACGACATACGGGACATGAGTGTCCGGCAAAGAGATTTTTGGTTTCGTATGGCTAAGTGGCGACTAACGGATGGAGGTGGTGGTTAATGGCAAATGATGATGAAATCCAGAAAATGGTTTCAAAAGAAACTCAGTCTATGGCTAAGGCTGAAGTTGGTATTAACGCTGACACCACCGACTTACGTAACATTACGGAAGCCCTTAAAAAAGCGTCTGAGGAAGGTAAACGCCTAGCGACAAGCCTGGGTCAGGCTGTGAAGGCCATGCGCCAACTAAAGGAGATGGGTCTCGTACAAGTGTACGACCAATCCGCGCATTGGAGTGGGGGTCAAGGTGGAGGTGGGGGCGGTGCTGGTGGTGGACAGCTAAGCGTCGGCAGCACTCCAGTAGCAGGTTCCAAACCAAGTCACCCAGCACCTGTAACACCAGCACCAAACGCCGTTGCAGCTGCGGGAGGTGCCCCAGCTGGTATTGCTGGACTACAGGGGGTAGCAGGTTCATTTTTTAGAGGAGCTAACCCTGGAACATTCCCAGGCGTTCCGGGGGTACTCGGTTCCGGTGGAACTGGGGTAATTGGTGGAGCTGCTCAGGTGGGAGCGGGTGGTCTTGGTGCAGGAAACATAGCAACAATAATTGGAAGTCTTGGTTCACAAATTGTTAGTGCAATTGACAAGCGTGT